CACCAGTAACGGTATAACCGACGTAATCATTATAATTAAATCCACGGATTCTTCTGTTAACAATTAGTGTTCCCGTCGTACTACCACTAGCAAGAGTGTCAAATGTAAACTGTGTTGAATTTAAAACAGTAATAACATATAAACCAGATGGTATATTGCCGCTTGTAACTGCAACAAATATCTCATTGCCAGTTGAAAGTCCGTGTGCTGAACCACAGGTAACAGTAACTGTAGAACCTGTTCTGGAGTAAGTAGAAAATAAACCTGGATCCCTTTCAATAACACGATCAACTAGTCGCTCACCTGCAAAAAATGTTACCGGAGTTGGAATAGAACGAATACGAACACGAATCTCTGTCCACTCTGGATCTGTAAATACAGTTACCTTTTCAACGGAAACATTGCCAGATGCAGTAACAGCTGCAGCAGCAGTACAGGTAAATGCATTCTGTGTAGTGCTAGTTATTGTTAGTGTTTCATCAACACCAGCCCCACTTGTCATATTCAGATAAACAGAGTCACCTGTTTCATAACCATGGTCTGAAATACTGACAGTAATCGTTGTTCCTATTTGCGAATACGTACCTGTCTTTGCTGTCTGCATATAGCGAACACCAAGGATAGGTAAACCAAAATTATAAAAATTAAAGGAGTTGACATCACGCACGCCAACCATCTGCTCCCCAATCTCGCTATGAGTACTGGGAAATGTAAACATCCTTGCAGGAATAAAGACGCCAGGGAACTGCTGGAAAGCACAGTACATCCTGAAGTCACCACGAGTATTACGACCTGTTGCGCTGCTTCCTAAGACTGTCTGCGTAAGCGTATAGAGTTCATAGCCACGTCTCCAGCGATTCCACATGGAGTCGTGATTATAGAAACGAATTCGGCTTATTTGATTGCGATCAGACGGTTCAAAATCAAAAGGATTATCTTCTTTATCAAAATCTTTTTTTAATGCACTCTTTTTGATAGTATCTGAAAAAGATTTAAAGCCACTATCAAATCTTCCACCAAAACTATCTTTACGCCTAGGCATTTAAAGAAAGTCCTTCTCTAGGATCACCTGGATATGGATAATCTACTTCAGAAACATTCAACATTCTGCGCCATTGATTTGCCATATCAACGGCGCGTTTCCAACTTAAATATTCTTGCTCTCTTGACCAGCTATCAATATCTTTCACGCTTTAGTAGTAACCGCCTTGCACATTCACATAGAAGCCATTAGTAAGCGAAGTAGTGCCGCTAACTGCTGCATATAAAGCTTGTCCGCGTTGAACAACTAAGCCACGTATTTTAGGAGAAACGCTGCTGGTTGCAGAACTAAAGTTGCCTCCAGCATGGGGAACTGGATGGTTAATAAGTGGGAGAATTTGCTTTTCTGTTAAACTGAAAGTCTGGTTTGCTGCAATAGCAGGAATACTTGCTGTAAAGACAGGGAAAAATTGGTTTGTGTTAGTGACGGTATTAGCACCCACCAGATAAAAACAAATGTTAATAGGAGGGTAGACATTAACATCACCTGTAATAGGACCAGAAATACTTGGGATAGTCCCAGTAAAAGTTGTTGAGGTAACTGCAGTAACCGTAACAACTTGGTCGATAGGAGTGGAGCCTGAGCTATAGCTAGTGAAATCTAAATAGACTTCCTGCCCAACTTTAATGTTGTGACCAGCTGTAATAGTAACAACAACATCAGTACCATTTGCAGAATACGTACCAACAGTTGCTGATTGTGCGTCTAAGAAGATATTTCGTTCTTTGGTATAACGTAACCAAATCTCATCAATATATGCACCACTAATTGATGTGTCAACAAAACCCGTATCAATATCTAAAACATTAGTAGCATTACCAACTGCGGTTGGAATTAAACTAGTAGAAAAAAGCTGACCAGACGCTACCGTTAATAAAGTACTATCCAGTAACGGGCGATCAATCATCGCCGGTAATTTATTGGTTGCGGTACTAGCCACGTGCTAACAATTCAACTGCTAAAGCTATTGTAGCGCAACTCTAAGCAAACAGTTTTGCAAAGATTGTTGGATCAACTTGCTCAATACCTTTAATTCGTTGACCAGCCATACGTCTGCTTCCTGGAGCATAAGGTAATCCAGGCATAAAATCACCTGGCAACGGACGCATTGTTAAATCTTCGTCACCACGAATGTAACCTAAACCTTTACCTAGGACAGGTCTTTCTGGTTGGTTCTCAAGAGGATTAATCATGACTTTCTTTTGCTAGCAAGTTCAACAGCACGTCGAGCTTTTTTTGCTGTCTCAGTATTTTCTACAAACTGTTTTCCTGAACGCGATTCACGTCTCTTCTTATCATCAGTTTCTTTTCTTTGTTCTGGCGACATACGTGCCCACGCTTCTTTTGGAAGATAGCGTTCTGTTTCTTTCTTTCCAGGTTCAATTGCTTTATCAGTCATCTTGAATTGAACCTCCATAGAGCCATGCATCACAAGTGCGTGCAGCTGCACATTTAAATTTAAACAGCTGGCAGTACCCTAGATTGGCGCGATCTAATACTTCATATGGATCGGCACCACGGTTCTCATTAATGCCGTCAATAATACAATCTAAGATCAAACCAGATTGATCAAAAGCTGCACAATTTCCGCAGCGAGCTGACATTACAGTTTCTACATCGCTGTTCCATATGTCTGCTTTCTTTTCCCAGAATCCAGGATCAGGTTGATCTGGATTTAAAGGACCGTAGCCAAAGTTGTCAATAGTCCAATTTCTATTCTTGATATTTTCTTTAATATCAGTTGTAGCACGAGGACACGACTGACCAACAGCTGTAGCTGTTTTACCAAGAAAGACTTTAGCTTTAAGTTGATCGTTCATTTGTTTTTTTCGTATTCTTCGCGGGTCATCCATTTTTGATCACCCCAGCGTTTAAGAGATTTTTGTTTCTCTGTTTTTTTTCCGGTGTAACCACCGCCTTTTTCTTTATACTGTTGAGCAAGAAGTTGAGCCTTTCGAGCACTCCATTGACCAGACTTTCCTCCCTTGCTGCCAGCCATAATTTTGTCTTTGAGACGCTCCCGCATCTCAGGTTTTGTGTAAGCCATTAAAAATATTTTGCAGTAGGAACAGATGTAATTGCTTTTGCAATAGTCATAGGATCAAGGCTTAACTTTGTTCCCCCAAACATTTTATCAACATAGTTTTTTAATTGTTGCTGAGGATTTAAGATTGCAGTGCTATCTTCATCTTTTCCTGTCTGAATTAAAATATTAATTGACTTAGGTGCATCAGAAGACGCAGGCTGTTGTGGTGAAGGAACTTGTGGTGTTTGTTGATTGGTGGGAGAGGCTGAGGCAATCATTGTTTCTTTACCGCCTTTGGTATGAAGCAATTCAATTTCGTAGCCCTCAGGGGTCTCAATCGTTCCTAAACCTTTACCAGGTTTAAAAGAACCTGCACCTGTCCAATAAATTGGGGTGCCTCCAGGAATTCCAAAGTCAATACCTTTGTGAAATGTAGAGGCACCAGCTGTAGGCGCTTTGCGTGCTCCGTACCCAGATGTTATTTGGAAAGCCGGAGAAAACCCGTCTTTTGTTTGTTGGTATAGCGGTGTTTTTTTATCTCCAATTAAAAGATTTTGCAGACCACTACGCCACGTTGACGGATCAATGTACTGTCCTGCTTTACGAACACGAACATCTAAGTGGGCTCCTGTTGTAGGAAAAATATCCTCTCCAGGTTTAGCAACATATCCAGCATGAAGAATACCGGCCATAATCAACCAAAATAATTAACAGACTCAACATCAGTTAAGTTCTTTGCTAATTCTAATGGACTTGGAACAAAAGATTGATTTTGTTTTGCATTTGCTCCACGCATAAACCGCATCAAAAAATCAATTGGACTTAGTTCGGCTGATTGTCCTTTGCCTGTCACAATGATATTAATATTTGGAGTTGAAGGGCTTTGTTGTAAAGGTTGTGATGGGGTTTGTTGCTGAGGTGCGCTAGGACCCTGCCCTGCAACTTGTTGTTTCTGTTGTTCGTAGTATTTATACAGGTCACCGAGTTGTTTAGAAGGCTGCCCATAATAGCTTCCTCCACCAGATGTTGGCAGTGAGGCCCACTCTGGAGCAAGCTTGTTAATAACAGTTCCGAATTTTTCTCCTTTGAGGAATGGTTCTAATGCGCCACGACGTTCAATTAAATGAAGAGCAGCTAAGTCTTGTGATTTAGGATCGAATCCAGAAAGTCCTAAAGCTTTTTTAGCACCTTGCCAGGTACCAGGTAGGAATTGATAAGCACCTGCTGCAGCGCTGTTGTAACCACCACTACTGATAACTTTGTCAGGATGTTTCCAGCCTTTAGAAGTATCAAATTTTCCACCACCAAACATGGTTTGATACCCCGCTTCTCCTGGAGTACCTTCTGCATATCTAATGGTATTTAGTAGTGAGCGGATTTCAGGTTTCTGAAGAAGTTGTTCATACCGCTGGCGTGTTGTAGACACTGGCTTAACGGAAGTTGTATTCGAAGTAGAACCGGGTTCCGACTGCAACATCTGCGGGGCCAGGTAAAGCTTGAATGAATTCAGCGCCTTCCCGCTCAAACCGATAGCGGGCTTGCATAGGGTTTCTATAATTAGCGACGTACAGATGAAGAGCTAAGCGATCGGTTTCATAAAGATAAATGTCCGTCCAGGTTTTAAGTGTTTCTTTAAAATCAGTCGTTGTAATGGTACGGTCAACATCACCAGCAATATTCTCTAAACGGTTACGAGGAACAGCAAAGTTATTTGCACTGCCAGTCATGTCGGTGCGCTTTTCAGCTTCATCACACCGGCTGACTTGTTCGACCAATTTCTGATACCAGAATGAATCTGGTACATTGTTCATAGCTTCCTCAAGTCGAGCTAAATCGCCAGCTGGGATTGATGTGGTGTTATATCCCAGATGCCAACGAATTTTTGATTTAAGAAAACTATCAAGCTGCATTATTCGACTCGAATAAGATTTTCTTTGATAATTTCATCCCAATCAACACGCTTAATTGCTTTAAGTTGATCTAAACGGACGAATTTCTCACCGGGCATTGAAGTTTGTAAATCTTTAATATCCCGTGCTGTCTTTAATCCTACACCAGGCAAATGGTCAGCAATCTGTCTTGCACTCGCAGTATTGATGTTAATGCGAGTATCAATTGGAAAGGTTTCTTTGTTTGTGGGAGTTGGAGGAGTAACGCCTTCTTCTTTTAACTTTTCAGTTAAACGTTGCTCTGTTAGATCCCTTTCGTTTGTAGCACTAATGTGAGGGACGAGATCCTCTCGATCAATGTAGAGAACCTCGTCCTGGGAATCAATACACATCATGATGTTGTCACCATGATGAGAAATCATTTCAACAAGTTGGCCAGTTGGTTTGTATTGGTAGAGCATTCAAAAAGATGACAACTACCAATACAATACCAACCTCAACTCAACTAATCAACTATGATCAGCTATCAGTACCACCAACCTGAGAAGCAAAATCAATGAACTCATTGAGGTCTTCCCAGCTCACGCCAGTAGCAGGACGCAGGTAGTTCACGCGGCACAGAATGTAGCCAGCGCGACCAGCATCAGAATCATCTTGGCTGATGAACACACCGTCGCCATCCACAGTAGTGGAGGTAACACCGTTGACGTTAAACACCTTAAAGGTTGTGTCAGCGGTCACCTTATAGAACATCGAGTTGGCAGCGTTAGCAGCCACGATGCCACCGGTAGTTACGGTGGTCCAGAAGGGCAGGTCAGCAACGGTAGTATCCGTCAGACCTTCTGCAAACAGGTTGCTGGTAGCAGAGATGATCGAGCTAGCAGCAGCCAGACCATTAGCCTGGGTAGAAGGCACACCGAAGGGAGCGCCAGCGTTGCTAGGACCAAGCAGCAGACCTTCGCCAGTGGTACCGCCAATGTTGGCAGTCACAGGAGAAGCAGGGAAGCTAGGCTCACCACCAGCAGGAAGATCCTGGCCAATAGCAATCGAAGCGCCATAGACGTAGGCGGGACGATCAGCGCTAGCATTAACCACTAAAGATGTGCGGTTGTCACGCACACGATCATCGGTACGACGATCGGGGGAGGGAATCGTGATGTCAAAGCTCTTATAAGAAGCTTTATCAGCAGCCAGGTTGGTAACCTTGGCATAACCGATCAGCTCAAAAGCTTCCACACCAGGCCAGCCATACACGCCTTCGGTGTTGAAGGAGGAGAGGCGGTTGATTTGGTTACCGGGCTGGAGGATAGCACCAGCGTTGGACTTGTAAGTAGCCATTGTTAATTACCTCCTATCCTCAAACAATAGTGAACGCAGTGGTCACGAAGTCCTTATTCAGGTTCGCAAAGCCAGCGTACAGCTGCCAAATCAGAATGATGAAGCGGCTGAAGTCATCATTGTTGTTGATGAGCACCTGAGCATTAGGACCACCGATACCCACGCCCACAGCCTGAGGACCGAAGAACAGTGCAGGAGGAGTGTCGTGAGAAATTGCACCAGCACCGTCGCCAATGTCAACAGTGATGGACTTGGAGGGGAAGTTGGTGGATTCGAAGAAACGCACACCTTCAAACACAAAGCCAGAAGGCATGGTGGGCTCACCGCCAACAAACTGAGCTTGGCCATACTGACCGCCACCGTAGATAGCAGCGTTGGGGTTCATGCCGCTCATGATCGGGTTACCAGCAGCAAAGCCGGGGTAACGAGCCACTTCACGGAAGCCCTGATCAGCACGCAGATCCTTCATGAAGGAGGGATCAGCAATACAACGATAGTAACCATCAGCAAAGACGGGGACGTTGCGCTTGCGGAGGCTCTTCACCACGTCAAGCAGGTCAGTCTTCACATTGAACTTATAACGCTCAGAGGCATACTCAGTAGCACTATAAGCAGTCAGCGTGGTAGCGCCAGTCTTAGCCTTACCGTTGGGATAGTAGTAACCACCTTGGGTGTCAGAGGACTGACCACGGGACTCAGACTTGAACAGCTCATCCAGGAACACACGGTCGCGCCAGCGGCGATAGTCATCCAGGAGAGTCAGCGAACCGA